ATGAGAACTTCAAAGCAGTTAAAAAGAAAGGATTCTGGGATTACTTTAAAGAGTTGACAGCCAGAGCTAAAGATGTTAAAGATAAAATTGACCCATTAAAATAACAATACATAAAGTATGGAACCAAATAAAAAGAAAATAGTAGACCTTGGAATTCTTGAATCTGATGAAGTATCAGGAGTTAAAAAGATCTCGTTAGTAGAAGAACCAGCTATCATGTTGGATTTTCAATATTTTAACAAACAAAAGTTTGTACATCCTAGTGCTGGCGAACAACATAATGAATTTATTAGCAGATGTATTCCTGTTTTAATTAACGAAGGTAAAGATAATGATCAAGCAGTAGCTGTTTGTGAAGCATATTGGTCTGAAAAGATGGATATTGATGTTGCTGGATTACCACAATACGTAGATCAAATACCAAAAAAGAAAAAAGACATTGTAACTAGAGCTATTTTAGCTGAAAAAGCATGTGATATGGACTATTCTTGGACTAAAGATGAGTATATTACTGATACAATTCTTGCTTTGGCTAAAGAATTAGGTACAAAAAAGGAAGATTTAGCTAAATTATTTGAAATGGAATTTGCAAATGCTTCTGCTGGTGGTTCTGGAACTAATCCTGCTGCTGCATCTGAACAAAAAGACAGAGAATTAATACTTTACAAATACACTGGTAGAATCGGTAGTAACTCAAGAGATTTCTGTGTACAAATGGTTAACATGGATTTATTTTATACTAAAGACCAAATACAAGCAATGTCAAATATTGCAGTAAATGCAGGTTTTGGTATTGATGGTGCTGCAGAATATTCTATTTGGTCTTTTAAAGGAGGACCTAACTGCAAACATCAATGGAATGATTATTTAGTGAAATCAACAAGAGATGGTAGAATATCATACCAAGATTTAGGACCTGCTGCAGGTAGAGCTGGTACAAAACCAGATAACATGGCTAAACATGGTTACTATAATGCAGTTCATGATTCTATTTTTAGTTTTGCTGCTGAAGAACAACAAATCCTAGTAGGACCAGCAATGATAAATGATTTACCAATTTTGAGAATAGATGAAAATGGTAAAAAATATTATGTTACTTTTTCTGCAGAAACTATCAAAGAAATTGCTTTAAAGTATTTTAAAGAAGGTAGAGTACACGAATTAAATACAGATCATGAAGAAAACTCTGCTGGAGCATATATTTTCGAAAGTTGGATTGTAGAAACTGAAGATGATAAAGCAAATACGCTATATGGTTATAATGTACCAATTGGATCATGGATGATTAGCGTAAAAGTTGAAGATCCTGAAACATGGAGAAGAGTTAAAGCAGGTGAATTACGTGGATTTTCTGTTGAAGGTATTCTAATAGATCTTGAAGAACTTGAATCAGCTAAAGTTTATGAAAGAATCAAAAAGATTTTAGATAAATAGAACGTGCCAAATAATTAAAAAATGTATTTTTAGGCTAACATTGAACGGAGTGTTAGCCTTTTTTATGTCTACAATTATCGAAATGCCATTTAAACATGGTATTTCCACTACCTTGTAAATTACAATGTGGACATATTCTAATTATTTTAGATTGTTTAATCCTAGATTCTTTAGTAAAAGATAAACCTCCTGTTTTTTTACCATTAGAAATTCTAACAGTTTTTTCAGTCCATTCAAAATTATATTTTAATTTTAATTCACCTTCTAATAATAAAGCACTTTCACGATTATTGAATTCAGCTATACAACGTATTAATAAATCATTTCTGTTATAAAATTTACTTTTACGTAAACTAACATGTTCATGTAATCTTTGCTCTATAGTTCTGTGAGTTTCTCCAACATATTCAACAATATTTTGTGAATTATAAATCTCATATACTTTATATCTTTTCATATAAATTATATATGATTTTAAATATTTGTTTACTAGATATGTCATACTAAATAAAATACATATTTAACTATATCAAGTGCAATACGCACTAAACTAATTATTAAAAATAACTAAAAATTATGTACAAACTCAAGTTAAACCAGGTACGTGAAATTTTAGGGATGGATGTAAAGTTGGAATCAGCTAAATTACAAGACGGCGTAACAGTTGTTGAGTATGAGAAATTAGAAGTAGGCATGCCTGTATTCGTAGTTTCTGAAGATGGTTCTACTAAAACTCCGGCTCCAGAAGGTGAACACGTATTAGAAGATGGTACTGTAATCGAAGTTGATGCTCAAGGAGTTATTGCTGAGATTTCTACTAAAGAAGCTGAAGTTGCAGAAGATGAGGCACCAGTTGCTGAAGAAGCTGTTATTGAAGTTGCTGGCGAAGAAGTTATCGAAGAGCCAAAAATTGACGTAGCGATGGAAGAGTCTATCATTGAAAAAGTAACTGAGAAAGTTGCTGAGCAAATGAAAGCTATCTTCGAAGCTGTTGAAGAAGTTGCAAAAGAAGTTTCTATCGTTAAAGAAGAAATGGGTGCAATGAAAACTAAAATGGAAAAGTTTGCTAAAGCTCCTGCTGCAGCTGCTGCTCCAAGAGTAACTAACATTACAAACGAAGAATTCAGTGCTTTAGAATCTAAAGTTGAATTCATTAAATCATTGAGAAAATAATCTCTACAAACAAAAAAATAAATTTAAAATTATGTCATTTAATTTATCAGCATTACCAGCGTATACTGACCAGTTATCAACTGATTTGATCACACGCGCGATTTTAAAACCACAAACTGTTAACAATTTAACTGTTAAAGCTGGTTTAACTGCAGGAACTACTGCAATCAACATTTTAGGTGCTAACGTAGACATCAAAGACGCAGCTTGCGGATTCGGTGCAGGTCAAGTTGGTACTAACACAACTATCTTCTCTCAAGTGAACATGAACGTTCAAGCGAAGATGTTAAAAGAATTACTATGTCCAGATGTATTGTACTCTACATGGTTATCTTCTCAATTATCTGCTTCTGCATTACATGAATCAGTTCCATTTGAAACTCAAATCGCTGATTTGAAAGTTAAAGAAATCGCTAAATATGTTGAAGAAACTATTTGGGCTGGAGACGGTGCAAACCTTGATGGTTTATTGTTCCAAACTTCTGTAGCTGAAGGTGCTATCGACGGTACTGCATACTCTACTGCTTGGACTGCTTCTAACGCTGTAGCTAACATGTGGGGATTAATCGATTTGATTCCTAACGAATTGAAACAAGAAGACGATATCGTAGCTTTCGTTTCATACGCAACATACTCTAAATTAACTCAAGGATTACAAGACAAAGGTAACTCTATCTTGTTACAATATCCAAACGTTAACAACGTAACTGGTGCTGCTGAATCAGCTTTCATCTTCCCAGGTTCTAACGTTAAAGTATTCGCTGCTCCAGGATTAATCGATCCAGCAGGTGATTCAGCTGTAGTTGTTGGACCAAAGAAATATGCTTTCTTCGGTACAGGTTTAGTAAACGATGAGTCTAACTTCAGATTCTTCTACAACCAAAATTTAGATGAAATGTCTTTCATCTCTAAATTTAAAGTTGGTACTTCTGCAATTGCAAACCAATTCGTTTCAACTGTAGCATAATCTAACCAATACCAAACAAGGTGGGTCTTCGGATCCACCTAATTTTAAAAAATAAAATATTACAAATATGGCTTGTTTAATTAATTCAGCGTTACCTCTAGATTGTATGGGAGGAATTGGCGGATTGAAAACTGCGTATTTTTTGGGTGGTGAAATCGCTTCTACAACTGTAGTTGCAGGCGAAATCACAGCTATAACTGGTAGTGGTTCTTTTTACGAATACCAATTAGCAAAAGATACAGCTTTCTTCAATGAGGCAATTAATGTTAGTAATACTGCGGGAACTGTGTTCTACGAAGGTGTATTAACTATCATTTTACAAAAAATGAGTGCGCAAAAAAGAAATCAAATTCTTTTATTAGCACAAAACAGAGATTTGAGAATCGCTTTTGTTGATCAAAACGATATTACTTGGATCATGGGTCTTGATAGAGGTGCAGTTATGTCTGCTTCTTCTGCTGCAACTGGTACTGCACCAGCTGATGCTAATCAATACTCTTTATCTTTCACAGCACAAGAACCAACTGCTGCATATCCAATCGAAGCTGGATCTACTTTAGCAGATGTTGTTACAGGTATTACTGTAGTTGCTGCATAATTTACAAAAGTAAATTCACAATTATAAAAAGGATTAATCGAAAGGTTAATCCTTTTTTTATGCGCAAAGATGTCAAAAAATTAGATTTGTATATTTAAAATAAAGAAACACTAGTAATGATTAATTTACGCAATCTTGCAGTCAATACAGATATTATCATCTACGTTAATACGTTAGATGCAGATATTCCATTTGAGACCAATACATTTCTTTTTGGCTTTAAAGGTGGTTTTACAAATGTTTGGACCTATGTTGTTCCAACTATCGTAAAACAAAACACAAGATACACTCAATATTCTATCGAATTAGTTACAGTAGGTAACGAAGATCCTGAAGACAGTAAAGTTGTTATTTCACCAGATGGTAACTATGATTATAGATTATGGGCCACAGATGGTGTAACATTAGATCCATACTCAGCATATTTGTTAGATGAAGGACAAATGTACCTTGATGGAAGTGCAGAAGAAGTACAAAATATTACATACATTTCAGATAATGATCCTGAAAGAAACGTAGTTTATTTAACTAGAGCAGAGTCAATCTGTAATAAATGGAACACTGATCCAGATGCATGGAATCTAGCTGTTCAAAAATGGAATGAATGCAATTAAAATACACGATATAAATGGCAAATTTATTTAACAAATACATCTATGAAACCTATAAATCTATTATAGGAATTGGTGATTCAGGTACAAGCGGTTTAGGAGCTAATCCTCAACCTTTAACTGATGGAGAAGGTAAACATTTACCAATTGAAGTTAGTGAGACCGAGGTAAACCTGACAGCACCAACAACAGTGCCAAACCTTTTTATTGAAGGTTATGGTGAAGTTATCGATGAAAATGGATATTGGACTGGCGAAGGTGGCGGTGGCGGTGGAGGTGGAACCTCTGGAACTTCTGGTACAAGTGGTTTAACAGGTACATCTGGAACTAGTGGTATTAATGGTACAATGGGAACATCAGGAACATCAGGACGTAATGGTTTTGCTGGTTTAAATGGTTCTAATGGATCAAGCGGTACTGATGGTGTAGCCGGTACATCTGGAACCTCTGGAACTAGCGGTTTAGATGGCTCACAAAATCTTTATATTGAAGATACACAAGCAATTGTAACTACTAATCCAAACTATGCTGCAGATTATGGTCCTTTAGCAGATAATGTAATAAACGTTGGAGCACCAAGTAGAATTCTTTATATGCCAGAAGGTGTAGTTGATGCAATTGCATTAGGTACATACGCAGCATGTTTCTCTGAATCTATTTACATTGGTAAATTTGGTCAAGCAGCACCTGGTTCTGTAGTTATTGGTATCAATGCATTCTCTGCGGATTACTCTCAAATGAATAACTCTATTATCGGTAATCGAAGCGGTGTTTATGTTGGTGGTAACAACAACGTATTTGGTTCAGATGATGAAATATATGGAAATGATGATGGTTCAGGAAATAACAACATTTTAGGTAATGGTAACACATTAGGTGGCCAATACATAAACATCATTGGTTCTGGCATGTCTGTTTTTGGACAATATGTTAATATTATGGGTAGTAACCAAGTTTCTGGTGATTATACAATTGCAATTGGTACAGATAATCAAATAGTTGGAGATGATGCAATCGTTATTGGTCGTTCTAATTTATCTACTAATGGTGCAATGATCATCGGTAATAACATTACAGCAAACACACCTAACACATTAGCAGTTAATTTATTACAATCACAAGATACAGTAGCAAAAGACTTTGCAGATGATGCAGCTGCTGCAGCAGGTAATATACCAGTTGGAGGTTTCTATCACACAAACGGAACAGTTAAAATTAGAATAGCA